TCGCCTTTTTTACGATCTTTCACTGTTCTTCTAAATATTTGGACCTTGATCTTTTTCATTAAATATGTATATAATTATCAAAGGATAAAGTCTATGAGATCATTAGCGGTTATAACAACTTTCCCACCAAATCGTTGGGAGGCATACGGAAAAAGAATGATAGAAAGTTTTATAGAAAACTGGCCCAATGATGTAAAACTTTATGTGTACTACGAAAAAGAATTACCACCAATCAAACACGAAAAAATAGAATACATTGATTTAGAAAAAGTAAATCCAGACCTAGTTGCGTTTAAAGAAAGACACAAAAACGATCCAGTCGCTAACGGAGAGTTAGATGAAATCGAAGGCGGTGTGAGAAGGAGACCAGAAGCCGGTCACAATGACAAAGGTAAAGGATCTTTTCTATGGGACGCAGTTAGATTTGCTCATAAAACTTTTTGTGTTGCACACGCAGTAAAAAATTTAAAGACCGATGTTGTATTATGGCTAGATGCTGACACATACACTTTTAGACCAATTCCAAAAGAATTCATACTTGATTTAATACCAATGGATAAACTTGTAAATTATTTAGGCAGAGGAGAAAAATATCCTGAATGTGGTTTTGTAAGTTATAATTTACATCATGCAATGATGGATAGATTTATAGATACGTGGGTAGACTTATATAAAAGCGATGAGATTTTTAAACATTTAGAATGGCACGATTCTTATATTTTTTGGCAAGTATTAAAACAAGTTTCACCCACTAGTGGTTATGACATTGGTAAAGGTGCAGGTGCAAAAGGACATCATATTTTTATTAACAGTGTTTTAGGATCTTATATTGATCATATGAAAGGTAAAAGAAAAATTAAAGGAAAAAGTTCTGCTAGTGATTTACGAACAGACAGAACAGAAGACTACTGGAAATCAGTTGAAAATTATGATCCGTTTGCTAAAGGAGGGTTCAATCCAAAACAAGCAAACGATATAGTATCTAAAGTAGACAAAAAAGGAAATTAATGATATACCCATTAGCATATTCAACTTGGGGTAAAGAAGAAGTTGATGCAATACAAAAAGTTATTGATACAGATATGTATACCATGGGTAGCCATGTAAAACAATTTGAACAAGAGTTTGCTGAACTCTTTAATTCACCAAATGCAGTAATGGTCAACTCTGGATCTAGTGCTAATCTTTTAATGTTAAGTTTATTGAAGTGGAAATACAAACTAACAGGAGATATTATTGTTCCGGTAGTAGGATGGGCAACAACTTATTTTCCTATTGTACAAAATGGATTCAAAATTAATTTTGTAGACGTCGATCCAAATACTTGGAACATTGACGTAACAAAAATTGAACAAGCAATTACGCCTAACACTGTTGCAATTATGCCTGTAAACTTACTAGGCAATAGTTGTGATTATAAAGCAATAAAAGAAATATGTTTCAAACACAAATTGCTTTTAATTGAAGATAACTGTGAATCAATGGGAGCAAAATTTGACGATCAATACACAGGCACATTTGGTTTAGCAGGATCATTTAGTTTCTTTTTCAGTCATCATATACAGACAATGGAAGGTGGTATGGTGCTTTGCAAACACAAAGACGATGCAGATTATTTGAGAAGTATGAGAGCCCACGGTTGGGTAAGAGACTTACCTGATAATTCATCACTGTATAAAAAGACAGGAAACGCATTTAATGATAATTTTATATTTGCAACTCCAGGTTATAATTTAAGACCGTTAGAAATGAGCGGTGCTATAGGATCGGTACAACTAAAAAAATGGAACGATATAATGAAAGTTAGATTAGAAAATACTAAACATTTTTTAAATCTGTTTGCAAATAAATCTTGGTGTAGAATACAAAACGAAACAGGAGAAAGCAGTTGGTTTACATTTGGTATTGTGTTGGATGGAGAACTTAAAGGTCGTAGAGAAGAAATAATTAATGCACTAACAAATGCTGGAATACAAAATAGACCACTTGCATCTAGAAACTTTTTAAAGCAACCTGTAATGCCTAATCTAGATCATATTGTTTCAGGAACAATGGACGCCGCAAACGACATACACGATAACGGATTTTTTGTTGGCAATGGTAGTATTGATATCAAAGAAGGTATTAATAAAATGTATGAAATAATATCAGGGTTTACAAAGTGAAATCATTAACTATTGCAACAACTTGGGGAACGAAATATTGGCCCAATCCAGTAAAGCCTTGTATAGAAAGCACTATTAAAAATTGGCCAGACCACGCAAAGATTTTATTTTATCCAGACGATATGTCGCAAAAAATAGATTTGCCACGTACAGAATATATTGATTTGTGTAAAGCACAACCAAAATTACAAGAGTTTATTGATAGACACAAAAACAATCCAGAACTTAATCCTCGAATAAAACAAAACGCAGAAGAACAAAAAGGATTTGATAAAGACACATCTATATATGTGTACGATGCTGTTAGATTTAGTTACAAAGTTTTTGCCTGTATTGATGCTTGGCAAAGAACTAAACCTGATATGTTATGGTTTTTAGATGCTGATTTATTAACGTTTGAAAAAATTCCTATGACATGGTTAGAACATATTATTCCCGATACTGCTTTTACATCGTATTTGGGTAGACCTAAAAAAGGATTTTCAGAAACTGGATATTATGCTTTTAATACAGCACACAAATACGCAGAAGAGTTTTTTAAAAGATGGGAACAGTATTATACAGAGGATCTATTTTTTAATATACAAAAAGGATTTTTAAATCATTTTCCTATTGCAGGTTATACAGATTCATTTACGTTTGATGCTGTAAGAATTGAAATGGAACAAGCAGGTAAAATTAAAAATGAAGATTTGAATGACGGGAGATTTGCAGGTAAAAGGAGAGCAAAACATCCTTTTATAAATTCCGAACTTGGACAATACATGGATCATATGAAAGGCTTCTCACGTAAATCAAGAATGAGTTCTAAAAGAAGTGATTTAACAACAAAACAAAAGCACTCATATTGGAAAACTATAAAGGATTAGGTTTGTAAATATCGATATGAAAGCACTTATTACAGGTTGTCAGGGATTTATTGGTAAAAATTTAGCACAACATTTAAAGAAACAAGGACACTATGTCGTAGGAATAGACAAGAAACTAAAAGTTGGTGATCCTGTATTTGTTGACGAGTTTATAGGTCACGATATGGAATCTAGAATAACAATAGATAACGATTTTGAAAGAGTGTACCATCTTTCTGCAGATGTACCTAACTCAAAACAAGTAGGATCTGCACAGTTAACGACAGGAAGAAGTAATCCAATTCAAACAATCCAAGCAATGGATTTTGCGGCACAAAATAATTCTCATTTTATATATGCCGTGTCGGCAATGATTTATAACACAGATTATCAAGGACATAACGGTCCAGACCTAAACGAAGACGAACACATATGGCCGGCTCAACCGGCAGGAAACATTTACGGTATGGAGAAACTTTACAATATGCAACTTGCTCAAGAGTACGCAAAAAGTTATCATATGAGAATTTCTCTACCAATATTCCATGCTATGTATGGACCACACTGTGATATTTTTTATAACTCTAAAGTAGTCGCGGCAACTTGTTTAAAAATTTTACAAGCGGACGATCCTGGAGAAATTGAAATATGGGGAGATGGAACACAGATAAGATCGTTTTGTTATGTAGACGATTTAATGATCGGTCTTGATAAACTTATTGAGAATGATATTGAAATTCCAATCAATATGGGTTCCGATGAAGCAATTACAATGACACAACTTGCAGATATGTTGATCGATATATCAGGCAAAAAAATTAAGAAAAAATATCTACCGGCAGGACCGGCTGGATGTATGAGAAGAAATTCAGACAATACAAAAATAATGAAACTCACTGGCTGGAAACCAAACTATCCACTAGAGCAAGGTTTAAAAAATACATTTGAATATGTAAAAAGTCAGGTCAAATGAGAATAGCACTGTATCCGGAATATTCTAGTTTAAATGGTAGACCGGTATTTGCCGCATTGATTGAACACTTAAAATCCAAAGGTGAAAAAGTTTTTATCAACGAAGATAGAAATTGTGATGTAGCCGTTATTTGGTCAGTGCTTTGGCAAGGCAGGATGGAAGCAAACAAGAAGGTATGGGAACAATTTAGAAGCACAGGTAGACCTGTAGTAGTACTAGAAGTAGGTGGCCTAAGAAGAAATTCATCATTCAAGATGGGTATCAACGGAATAAACAGAGAGGCAGATTTCGCCAATGATACGTTTGATGATAAGAGGTGGCCGTTGTTTAATCATCAATTATTACCTTGGAAACAATCAGGTAATGTAATTGTAATATGCGGACAACATCACAATAGTCACCAGTGGAGAGAAAATCCTGGTATGAAATCATATTTCAAAAATTGCATTGAAGAAATTCGTAGATATACAGATAAGCCAATTGTTGTAAGACCACATCCTAGAAATATTGTTCATAATTTTCCTGAAGAAAAATATAAACACGTAAGAGTAAATTTGCCAAAAAGAGATTGGGGTACTTACGATGATACTGATTTTAAAAAAATACTTAAATCTACTTGGGCTGTGGTAAATCATAGTTCTAATCCTGCCATGGAGGCAGTAATACATGGTATACCTGTATTTGTGTCTGAAAAAAGTTTATGTCACGATGTTGGCAATACTGATTTATCAGATATAATGCACCCGGCAATGCCGGCTAGACAAAATTGGGCAAATCGTTTAGCATACACTGAATGGTTTACAGAAGAATTTAGAGAAGGTAAACCTTGGGCAAGAATAAGAAAAAGACTAGAGGAGAAATACATAAAAAAATAATGCAAAAGATTAATATAGGAAGACCAGACCCAGATCAGCCAATTGAGTGGACACCATATCAAGGCGAAGAAGTTATCATGAAAATGGTGATTAGAAAAGGACAAAAAATAGAGGAAAGAGAATTTTGTCCCGATAGAGTAAATGCAGTGCCTAAAGGAAATGCATACATCATTGGAAATGGTCCATCGAGAAAAGATAAATTAAATTTAGATACACTTAAGAATACAGGACAGACATACGGTTGTAATGCCTTGTATAGAGATTTTATTCCTGACTATTTGTTTATGGTTGATAGATTTATATCTCAAAAAATTGTAGATGATAAAGTGTTTGAGAAATGTATTTGTTATGCTCCTGCTTTAGAGTTCAATAGATCTAAAAGAAGACTACATTTAATACCTCACAATCCACATTGGATTTCGGGCTCTGCCGCTTTTTGGACTGCTTGTATGCACGGACACAAAAATATATATTTGGTTGGTTTTGATTTTAGAGAATACGGTAAAGATCAATTAAACAACATATACCAGGACACTGACAATTACGGCCCTAGACACGGTGATACTATATTCGAACCATGGTTACAACAATACAGAAGTATTTGTAAACGAAGACCGTATTGTAAATTTACAGTTGTACATGACAATCCACCTGATTACGTACAGGTAATTCCGTTTGAAAATCATAGTGTGATGTCTTATGCCGACTTTATCGGTAAAGTTTTAAGCCAGCAGACTTAAATTTGTTTCTAAAAGAATAAAAGTTAGCATTATGATTGCTATATGGATCTTTTAGTACAGTCATTTGATATAAATGTACCATTTCGTGTGCTAATGTTTCAATAAAATCTTGCCATTTTGGATACTTTGTTATTAGTTGTATCTTATATGAGCATGGTATATGGTAAGGAATGACTCTTTGATCAAACTTTCCTTTTGGTGTTTTTCTATTATCCCAATCAACTACACATCTTCCCCAATCATTATGAAGTCTTTTAATCTCTATCATTACAGGACCTAGTCTATTATTAAACAAAATTGTGTTTAATTTTCTGTACCAATGATTACAAACCATCGGTGTTGGCTTATAACCAGCCACATTTGATTTCAAATCCAGAGTTCTTTTGAACTGTTTTGTTAAGTGTTTTTTAGTACTTCTTATCTTTTTAATCATAGGTTGACAATTTTACCATGTATGTTACAATAATATACATATTTAACCAAAATTATGAATATGCAAAAACACACAGATTTGCCGATAACAATTAACGAAGCGATTAATATATTAGCATATAATGACTTTTTTTATCACACAGGACCAAAACTAAAAAACGACCTGGTCAGGCCGCATCCAAAAGATCAGGAAACTGTAACATCACTGGCAAATTCACATTATGCCTGGACTGAAAAACAAGCCAAATTGGCTGTCATAATTCTTAAAAGATATCTTACTAGATTCCAAAAACACGGTTTAGATATTAAGGAGTTATTAGAAAAGCCAAAATATGAGCATCCGTTTAGAGTGATTGATTGGGAAAAAAGTATTGAAAAATTTGTTGACGAGGAGAACGAATCTCAAATTGAAATAAAATTTCCATATAATAAAAAAATTATTAACTTAATTAGATGTCTTAAAAATAATAAAGGTATGCCGGAAAGGTATATGGTATACAATCCAGAAGATAAACACTGGACTTGTAAACAAACTGAAGTGACAACATATTATTTGACACTGATTGCTATCAGATACGATTTTAAATTCGTTGATAAAAGTTTATTTGAAGATTATTTAGAAGTTAAAAAAGAAAAATTGACGTATAAAAATCCTTCAGTATCCTTAGAAAATAATAAATTAAAATTTAAAAACGTATCAGAACCATTCGAAGAATATTGGAGAGAAAACATTAATAATAAATCGTTACTTCAACAAGTAGATTCTTTGAAAGAATTTTTATTCACTACTCATAATATAAAAGTAGAAGCAGAAACACCTGTTGCAAATAAAATTGCACATAGTTCGGAAAGAAAAATTTGGATTAATAAAGAAAAATATAACAGAGAGCAAGTAATACAAGGTATCAATGAATTAAATGCTTGGCCAATTATATTTCCTGTGTCTGGAGAAATAATTTCATCCACAGAAGACACACACGAACTATGGAATTGGGTACAAGCATTTAAAAAAATAGGTATTGATGAATGGGGAGAATTATCTTTTGGTTTTGATATTAAACAACCAATTAGAGTATCTAATATTGATGATATGGATCAATCTCATGATTTTTTAGTTCCACGAATTAGCGATGATGTGTTTGAAATAATGTTTGAACTACATCAGATGAGTAAACAATTTAAATATATAGATAAAAAAACTAAAGTTTTATTTGTTAAAAATAAACTACCAAGATCATATTTAAAATCAAATATCAAGGCTAAACTTGGCTTATGGACTATCGATGGAGTAAGAATGGGTGGCGAAACAATACACAGAACACTTGAGTATTTGCCAAGAACATTGAATTATAGTAGTAGTCCGAGAAGAAATACACTAGACTTTGAGACATTATTCTAGTAAAATATAACATATCATGAGTTCTTGTAAATTGGTAATAAAAGACGAAGTAAATGTGAAGTTTGAAAACTTAGATTTAAAATGGCGACAAAAGTTAGTTAATAAATTTAAGTATCAAATACCATATGCATATCATCTACCTGCGGTTAAATTAGGAAGATGGGACGGCAAAATTGCATTCTTTCAAATGGGAGGGTCAACATATCTCAATCTAGTAAATGAAATATTACCAATACTCGAAGCGGGTGGAGTATATGTTGAATTAGAGGATAGAAGAACTAAACATAATTTTGAATTTAATTCTATTGATAAAAATTATCTATCAAATCTTAATTGGCCTACTAATCATCCTATGGCAGGACAACCAATAGAATTAAGAGATTATCAAGTGGAAACAATAAACAAATTTATTGAAAACCCACAAAGCATACAAGAGATTGCCACAGGTGCAGGTAAGACCATCATAACTGCGGCACTGTGCCAATTGGTCGAACCATATGGACGCACACTGACTATTGTTCCAAATAAAAGTCTTGTTACACAAACAGAAGAAGACTTTCTTGCTTGTAATCTAGACACAGGTGTATATTACGGTGACCGAAAAGAAGTTGGAAGATATAATACAATAGCAACTTGGCAAAGTTTAAATGTATTAGAAAAGAGAGCAAAGAACGAACATAGCACAGAGTTCAAAGAATTTTGCGAAGGTATTAATACAATCATCATTGACGAAGTACATATGGCGAAGGCAGATGTTTTAAAAAGATTATTAACAGGTGCTTTTGCACATTGTGGTATACGTTGGGGACTTACAGGTACAGTACCAAAAGAAGAATATGAATTTATGGGAATCAAATGTTCACTTGGAGAAGTTACAAATAAAATACCTGCAAAGGATTTACAAGACAAAGGAGTACTTGCACAATGTAACGTAAATGTTTTACAGACACAGGATCATCCTATGTTTAAAAATTATCAAGAAGAATTGAAATGGCTAACTACGGACAGCAACAGAATGACTTGGATAGCACAAACAATAAAAGATATTTCAAGTTCAGGAAATACACTTATACTAGTTGATAGAATATCGGCTGGACAAATATTACAAAAAAAACTTAAAGACTCTGTGTTTATATCAGGGTCAACTAAAAATACAGAAAGGAAAGAGCATTACGATGAAGTGTCTACAGCACAAAGTAAAATTATTATTGCCACATATGGCGTTGCATCTGTTGGTATTAACATTCCTAGGATATTCAATCTTGTTCTTATTGAACCTGGTAAGTCCTTTGTTCGTGTGATACAAAGTATAGGAAGAGGCATACGTAAAGCAGAAGACAAAGATCACGTACAAATCTGGGATATTACAAGCAGTTGTAAGTTTGCAAAAAGACATCTAACACAAAGAAAAAAGTTTTACAAAGAGGCAAATTATCCGTATAATATAGAAAAAATAGATTATGAAAATCCTTACACTAGATAATATATCTTATAATATAGAAAAGATACCTGAATATGTTGACGATTCTTTAAGATTCTCTGTACTTGATAATTCAAATCCTGAGGATCCAGATCATTTTTTTATACCACTTATATTTTTAGAAAGTTTCAATGCTCCAGCGGCAGTATTGCAAATAGGCAAATACAAAATTAAGATGCCATTGGATTGGAAAATGGTTGTTGGTGAGGCAGAGCAAGGTGAACTTCACGTACTGCCTATAACGAGTTTAAATGACAGAGGCTTTGATGCATTCTTGTTCAATCCACTATCAAGCGGTAAACCCGAATTTAATAACGTTGATATTATAGATATCTATCAAGAAGTAAAATGGTACTTTCCAAAAATTAAATCTGGACAAATATTATGTGTACCTTTAGAAAATAAACCTAAACCACAGTGTGCATATTTTGTAAAAGATATTTCTAGGCAGTGTGAACTTATTGATTACAGTGCAGTATGGTAGGAACACGCAAAGGACAGTCTGTTACTATACCTGCTCCTTGCTGTATTATTCCTAATCATGCTGATAGAAAGGTTCCGGTTTGGCTTGATAGAGGACAATGGTATCAGGATTTATTAGAACATTTTCACAACCATAATTACGATGTCTATAAAACAATAATTAAAGAAGGAGAAATTACCATTCGCTTTAACAATAGAAATCATGCTATACTATTTTTACTAACTTATGAACAAAGAAACGAAACAGAAGAAGAAATTTTTTGAACTTAGGAACGGACTCAAAGCAGTCGATTTCCGAAACAAAGATTACTATGACAGAATAGATGACCATGAACGATCATTGTATTCTCCTTTTATGCTTATGAGATATGCTTCAAGTGTATCCTCAAAAGATCAATTTTTTGTTGAACACTACGTAGAGATGATTAATGAATGTGTGAATAAAAATCTTTTCACATTATCAAGTAAACATAAAAAATTATGTTGGATACTAACGTCAATGTGTGGTGCATTACAGCAACAATTCCATCCTTGGATCAAACCAATGAAAAGGGTACAAAATAAAACATTAAAACAGTTGCTCACAATATATCCAAATATGAAAGAATCGGATCTCGAAACACTCGATAAGATTATAACCGATAAAGAATTTGAAGAACTATTAGAAGAGCATGGAATCAATTAAATTTAAATGTCCTTACTGTGGTAAGGAATTCACAAGAGAAAGAACATTACAGGTTCATATGTGTGAACCTAAAAGAAGACATCTACAAAAAAATGAGAAATGGGTACAGAATGGCTTTATAGTATTTCAACGATTTTATGAAATACATCAAAAAAATCATAAAACTAAAACATATGATGAATTTTGTAAATCTGCTTTTTATAATGCATTTGTAAAGTTTGGCAGATTTATGATGCATATAAATCCAATATATCCTGAAAAATATATTGATTACGTTATACTATCAAAGATTAAATTAGATCACTGGGCCAGAGAAGATTTGTATGAGGCTTATCTTGTTGACACACTAAAAGTTGAACCTGTTGAATCTGCTATACAAAGATCAATTACAACAATGATGGATTGGGCAGACGAACAAAATGCACAATGGTCTGATTACTTTAGATTAGTAAACACAACGAGAGCAGTTCAACATATTCAGAACGGAAAAATGTCTCCGTGGCTTGTTCTTGGTTGTGTTGCAGGTCAAAAAATGTTACAATCGTTTAGTGACGAACAATTAGATATGGTTGAAAGATTTATTAAACCCGACTATTGGAAAATAAAATTTAAACAATATCCTGCTGATCATTTATTTGTACAGGAAACAGTTAAAGGAGCAAAAATTGAGTAGAGTAAAAGTTGAAATAGACGATGAATTAGATTTTGATCTTGAAGATGGAGATATGATACTACACATTAAACACAATGGCGACATTGGAAAAGTTTGTATGCCTGACATGAATCCAAAAGTAAAAAATAGTGTTGGCTATCACAAATTACTTCAAGTATTAGAAATTTTAAAACCTGGCACAAAAGAAGAATTTATTAAATGGAATGAAAAGAAATTGAAAGGTAGCATACACTAATGCCTGATGTAGATATAGATTTTTACGATAGAGATGGAGTATTATCATTGTTTAAACATACTCCGGCAACTATTGTAAAAGATGAAATGCACGAAAAACATAAAACTGGAATTTACTTCCATGACATTCCAGTTAATCCATCTACAAAACATTCAAGTTTAGATTATAAAAAAGCAGACGAACGAGGATATTTTAAAATTGATTTATTGAATGTTAACATCTACAAAGATATTAAATCAGAAAAAGAACTTGTTGAACTAATGATACAAGAACCAGATTGGGATATGTTGAAAGATCCCAAAATAGTAGAAAACCTTTTTCACCTAAATGGCCATTATAATATTGTATCAAAACTCGAACCTAAAAACATTGAACAACTTGCGGCTGTATTAGCAATCATACGTCCTGCCAAAAGACATTTGATGTATAAGGATTGGCTAGATATATTAAAAGAAGTATGGACAAGGCCGTCCGATGGATCATATTTTTTTAAGAAGTCACACGCAATAGCCTATGCTCACGCAATCGTTGTCCAGTTAAATTTGATAGCACGTGATAAATATAGTTTTGATGCAATATCAGAAAACTAGAAAGAAAAAATCCAAAACACGTACTAAAAGAAACTCCGCTTCAAAAAAAGATCCATATGGCTACCAGCCAGATAGTCCCTTAACACAACACTATCTTACAACAGGTGCTATACTTCCTGAAATAAAGAAGACTAGGTAGGTTTCCGCATTAATTGAATAGTACGTCTCTTTACCCGTTTCTTTGAAATATCTGAGAGTCGCACAGTTGGACCATGTGATATTTTAACATCTTTTCCATTTAGAGTCGTCAATGCATATTTGAATGCTTTGAAATCTTGTTTCAAGAAAATGTTTATTGGCAATTTTCTATTGGATTCCCACCACCAAACTTCACCCAAACGCAAAAACTCTTCCTTGTGATTAGCATCAGTAAGTCTGTTGTAGTCATATAGGCTGATTACATTGATATCTTGATTCTGTATAATACCAACATATTCAAACTCACCCTTTTGTACAAGCGATAAAAAGGGGAATTTTTTACCTAATTTTTCAAAAATGTCATTCATAGTCTATCAATAAATACTGTTAAATATGTATTATGCAAACAGTATCAAGGTATTTAATAACCAATTTGGTAAACGCCACTATAAGTGGTTATCACGGAAGGAACTCTAAGGTGTACGATCGCAGGCTAAGAATATTCAAAGGAGCATCTAATCCTATAACTTTTACGTTCAAAAACGAGGACCAAAAAGCTCAAACTATCACAAGCAAAACCTATGAGTTCAATTTAATTGATACAGAAAGTCATGAATCTGTTTTAACTAGAAATTTAACTGTACTAGATGATGGAAGTACTACATCAACTAAAGGACAAGCATCAGTTACTATCACTGAAGGTGATCTTCTAACGTTAGATGCAAAATTTTACAACTATGCAATTAGAGAAGTAAAAAGCGACAACTCACGTGAGGTAACATATACCGACACAGGATATAATGCTTCTGGTACTGTAGAAGTATCTGGTGAAGCATTTCCAAGTTTTGTGGCTAGTACTGATGTTACAGGATTATTAACAGCATCAGGAACAAGAAAAACATCAAGTTCTGTTTATGCATATCCAGGAAGAAATAGTAATTCTGCTTTGCATACTGTTGCAGTTTATGGTACAGGCTTTACTGGTAATTTTAAAATACAAGGCTCGTTGGTGACAACACCTACAACAGATGCTGATTGGAGTACTATATCAAATAACTCCATTACAGACCTATCCGGTATTACCTACTATAACTTTAACGGTGTCTACACTTACGTAAGATTCTCGTACGATAATGCATCTGGTAATTCTGGAACCGTTGACAAAATACTTTATAGACATTAAAATATAGTTTATGAACCTGATCCAGTCGACTATTCTGACATCCTTACCTGCGGGTAAAAAGAAAACTCCTTCGGGATGGATTGCCTTTAATGCCCCTTGTTGTATACACAACGGAGAAAATGCTGACAGAAGAAAACGAGGAGGCATAATGAACAGTCCAGATGGTACACTTTCTTTTCACTGTTTTAATTGTGGATTTAAAACTTCATATACACCGGGTAGAAAAATATCTTTAAAAACTAAAAAGTGGATGGCCTGGTTGGGCATAGACGATAACACTATTAAGAAAATGGTCATTGAGGCTATGCGTTTAGAGGAAGCAGATAAAACAGCAGGAGTTGAAAAGAAAAAATTTATTTCGTTTAATAAAAAATCTTTGCCAAAAAATTCACACAAACTTGACATTTGGCTAGAAAAATATCTTAAGAAAGATCTAACCGACAAACAACATAGATATATTGATTTATTGTTAAACTATCTTAAGGACAGAGGCATTGGTCCTGATTGGTATAATTTTATGTATTCACCCGATATGACATTTGATATTAACAAAAGAATTATTATACCTTTTTACTGGAAAGGTGACGTGGTTGGTTATACAGGAAGACTATTTGAAAAAATTGACAAACTAAAATACTACACAGATGTACAACCAGGCTATGTGTTCAATATGGATGTACAAGATTGGTCAAGACAATTTGTAATTGTAACCGAAGGACCATTTGATGCTATTTCCATTTCTGGAGTCAGTATACTCGGATCAGAGGTAAATGATACACAAAGAGAACTTATTAATAACCTAAACAGAAAGGTAATTGTAGTTCCAGATAAAGATAAAGCAGGGTCTAAACTTATTGAACAAGCAATAGAATATAGATGGTCCGTTGCTTTTCCAGAATGGGGACAAGGAGTTGACGATGTCGCCGATGCTGTGTTAAAATATGGAAGATTGTTTACAATACAATCAATATTAAAATCAACAGAGTCGAATAGACTTAAAATAGATTTAAAGAGAAAGATGTATGGCAGAGTATAGTTTTGATGTTCAGAAGTTGTATTTAGAAATGTTTTTAGCAGATGCTGAAGCATTTGCAAGAGCATCTAACATTTTTAATCCAAACAGTTTTGATAGAAAACTACAACCAATTGCAAAATTTATAAAAGACTATGTCGAAGAATATAAAATTATGCCAGAGGTTGAACAAGTAAATGCAAAACACGATATTAAATTAAAAGGCACAAACGATATAGATGCCTCTCATTTCAATTGGTTACTAGATGAGTTTGAAACGTTTTCCAGACACAAGGCACTAGAAAGTGCAATACTTCAATCGGCTGACTTACTCGAAAGAGGTGATTATGCTCCAGTAGAGGACATGGTTAAAAGTGCAGTCAACATAGGATTGACTCGTGATATTGGTACAGACTACTTTGAAGATCCAAAAGGTAGATTAGAACTTTTAAAAAGTTCAAACGGACAAGTCAGCACAGGTTGGGCTAATCTTGATAAGAAACTGTTCGGTGGATTTAACCGAGGAGAACTAAACATTTTTGCAGGCGGATCAGGTGCTGGAAAAAGTTTGTTCTTACAGAATCTTGCAGTTAACTGGGCACTGGCTGGCTTGAACGTTGTGTACATATCTTTTGAATTATCAGAAACACTTGCGGCTATGAGAATAGACGCAATGACAACTAACATTCCAACAAAACAAGTAATGAAATCAATGGACGATGTTGAAATGAAAGTTAAGATGTTAAAGAAAAAAGCAGGTAATTTACAGTTAAAATACTTGCCAAGTGGTTGTAATATTTTAGATGTAAAAACTTATATTAAAGAATTAGAACTAAAAAATAAAAAGAAAATTGATGCAGTACTGATAGATTATCTTGACTTAATGATGCCAAAAAGCAAAAAGGTATCGCCTGCAGATTTGTTTATTAAAGACAAATATGTTTCAGAAGAGTTAAGAAATTTTGCAGTTGAATCACAATGTTTACTTGCAACGGCATCACAGTTGAACAGAGCAAGTGTTGAAGAAATAGAATTTGATCATTCGCATATAGCAGGAGGATTGTCTAAAATACAAACAGCAGATAACGTAATTGGTATATTCACAAGTAGAGCGATGAGGGAACGTGGCAGATACCAAATTCAGTTTATGAAAACTAGATCAAGTTCGGGTGTTGGACAAAAGGTTGATTTAGAATTTGATATCGATACATTAAGAATTAGAAGTTTAGAAGAAGATGAATCAAACAATTATGTTACTAAACAATCGGGTGCTGTATTTGATCAACTTAAACAAAAATCCAAAGTAACACCATCAACACCAAAAGATGCACAACCATCTGAACCTGATCCAACTAAAGGTGATAACATCACTGGTAAAGTTAAAGCAGATGTTCAAAGCAATAAATTAAGACAACTGCTTAACGAACTCCATTCAGACGAAGAGCAGTAATTCAACGAGTCATAGATGTAAATATCTATCATGGATAAACTTGAAAAACATTTTACACCTGATTACAACAACAAAGACATCTTCACCTGGCTACAAGAGGATACCACTGTTCCGTATGTGAGATTAGATTTGCAGATCCCATGGGAAGAGATACACCAAGAAGCATTGGCAATCAAAGATAAATTTGTTGTGCATAGAGAACACGAAGGCGGAGGTACTTGGAAAAGCCTTTGCATCCATGGAGTAGATGCACAATACACAAACGACTGGATGTATTATAATGAATTTGACAAGGAACCAGAATACAAATGGACCTGGGTAGCGGACAGATGTCCTGTCACTACCAATTTTTTTAAAAATGTATTTCCTTACAAATCATACAGTCGATTGAGATTCATGTGGATAGAGCCAGACGGATATATACTACCTCATCAAGACGAGGATAAAAGATGTTTAGGTCCTGTTAATGTGTCAATCTACAATCCCAAAGGTTGTGAATTCAGATATAAAAATCACGGAACCATACCTTTCACAAACGGCAGTGCATTCGTTGTTGATATAGGACAACAACATTCAGTTTGGAATAGAAGCAATGAAGCGAGACTGCACATAATTGCATCTGGTACAAAGGATATGAAAAGATTTTTACCTTTACTAGAAAGAAGTTGGTTAGGTCAAAATTTCAGTTTTGACACTTAATTCTTCGATCTTCCTATTCCAATATTCTTGTTCGTGTGCCCTTAATATATTAAATTTATATTGAAACACATTACTTAAATTTATAAGAGTGTCAGTTTGCAATTCTTCAATAACAGATGTGCGTGTTATGTCGCCAAAACAATATTGAACTTTTACATTTTTCCTGATATGTTCCAACACAGGTAAAATTTCTTCTGGATTGGTATAATCGTCAAGGCAATCAATGGAATCATAAGACTTGTTGTATTGACTTGCACCGGTCTCTTTTTCGTATTCCTGCACAAAACTTTTATAATCTTTTGTGTATTTTTTTATCAAGAGCTCTGTAAAAATCAACGCAGGAAGAGATACATCATAAAAGATTATTTCGTTGATCCATGGATAGACATTTTTAATCTTATATAGGCTTTCAACTCCGTTAGCGACAGAAACGTAAGTTGGATAACATCTCCAAAATATTTTTTCGTTGTATGAAGTTGCTTTTGGATAATAGAAAGAATTCGGTCGAGATAGTTGTGCAATAGACAATGCATTACTGATCTGTTCTGACTCATCGTAATACACAAAGTTTTTAGACGATCTCTCTTCCTTGTCAAATGGTCTCACTCTAAGACCCGCTTTTAAGAATTCACTTATTACGTGGCCGCCGTGCCTCAACTTTGTTTTTTTTATATTTTGTACATTTTTAGTTTCGATCCAAGTAGGTGTGTAATCGTCGTGGAAGTTATCTTGTGACCTTTTCACTTCAGTGACTGATCCAACTTCTTGTGTGATGAATGCTGGTGCCCTTAACTCCTTCCATTTTTCCACATTGATGATAAAATGCTGTCTGTGTAGTTCATAATATTTCTCTTTTCGATCAAGTATATGTCCTACAAGATCGTAATCAGTGTGTTTGGGAGGCATTAGGTTATTTTTGAAAAACATACCCTCTTCTATAACAACTGCGTGGCTTGTTTTAAGTTCCCTCAAAGTCAAATCTATTTGTTCTTTGTCACAAACAGAAGTGCTGTGGAAACCATGGGGCATCAAGGATTGATAGAAATAGTCTCTGACGCAATCCATTAGATCGTAATTTTTTATTATTACTAAAGAATATTGCATCACCAATTATTTACAGATGTGCAGGCGTAAGCGTAAATTTTTATTTGCGTAAATTTAAAAAAAGCGAAAGCGTCTTTTTGCGTAAAATGGTCTACAGACCGTAGTCTTTTTGAATTCCTACCCGTTCTATATCTAATGTTAAACAATGCCACCCACCGTCGAAGAAGAATCTATTTCTGAACGGAGAAAATATTGGCTCTAAATTGTGCTTACGCAGATAGGCGGTTAGTTGTGGATTATCACTATTAACTACAACGTGCTTGTCGTCCAGCACTAGACAGTTGACATCAAACACTGTTTCTTCCACTTCGCCTGTCATGTTTCCTAGGTATTGTTCAACAAAATGTGTGAACTGTGAGTTATCCTCTTGTCCGGGTACCCACCAAGCACCTTTGTTGACTTCTTTGAGTTGTAACCATTTGTTAACAGAGTTCCAGTTGGGATCGGCAAAATATTCAATTTCCCAATTAGGAAATGATGCTTGTAGATTGTTTTCCCTTACCCAATCTGCGGCAATGACAACACCGGGTTTCAGCACAGAGAATATGCTGTCGTTGTGTCCTCCGAGACTAATTTCGTTGTAATTAAACTGAGGATATTCCATGGACATTATTTCTTTTATGTCTGGTGTTTGCCACACGTCCACAAGACAGTGTTTGCCTATACGAGTTATGTTTGGTGCACAGAATCCTGGTACCCTGTGCTGTTCATTTATTTTTTCTAATTCTTCTGTGGTCAGTTGCTTGTAATCTGTTTTGTTGCCAAACCCTCTTTCTTTGCCGTAACGTTTGAGCCAACTGCTGATACTCTGGTTGGTTCTTCTACCGGTTATATGGCCATCCAACACCCTAAAGTTACAGTTGTCCTCTCCAAACCATTCTGTGTAATAAGGTCTCAACATCTCTACGGTGAATGCGTGTTCAGTGACAAACACTTTGTTGCCCATCACTATTGTTTCATCTCTGACCTGCAAAGGGGGAGCCGGTACTAGATTGGTTCTGGTTTTTTCTGATTTCTGTGTGTATCCTATGCGACCTTCCTCGTCGATGTAGTCCATTATGGAAGTTTTGTATCCCATTTCTGTTGGCTGTGCTTGGAATACTTTGATACCATGTGATTGCATCTGTGTCCGGAATGCTTCTAGATCTTCTTGTGTTTCTTCAAACACTTTCTTTAATGCATACTGTATCTTTTGATTTTTGATTGCGTCAAAAAATGTTGTGTCAAACACACTACCAAGTATTAATGTTTTGAGTGGAGAGAACTCGTCCCAACTGTTTACTTTATATGTCATCAGGAAAGTCTCTGTATAAGAAATGCTGTATGGTGTCCTTGTCCACAAGTTGATTGAAAGACACGTGTGCTTCGTCTATGTTTTTCTCATTACGCAACACGGAAGTCATTGCGTCATCCAGTTGTTGCATATTTTCAAATTCCATCATGATGTGAAACTCTGGTAGATCCATTGACCTAAAACCCAACTTGGCTCGAGTCAAACGATAACTCTTCATCCTGCCCAAATCAACCAAACCGTCCAGAAACTTACGCATCTTCTTTGCAAAATCGTATGCGTCTACGTCCTTGTGATGGTCTGCCCAAATGTGATAGATATCTGCCATGTGTCCTTTAAATATATTATAACAGAGATATTTAATGACAGCAACCGATGACGTGAAAAAATGGATCAGTGAATTTGTTACCAAACCTAATCCTGTGTTTGGAAACTTACCACCGTGTCCTTTTGCTCAAAAAGCCATACTTGAAGACAAAGTCGAGTTTTTGGAACTGGACGGAGTGGCCGATTATGCCACACTGTACGGACACATTTTTAATTTTGATTTTGAAGAAAAAGATGTGCTGTGCATGATAGCACAACCGGATCAATTCACAGCAGACGAAACTGTAAAACTTGCAGAAGATCTCAACGGATATTTTATGCGACATGACATTGTGGTACTGGAAGATCACCCTGACATAAAAGAATCTGTGAAAGACATACAATTAAACAACGGAACTTATATTCTGTTCCTTGTACAAAGTCTAACTAAACTGAACAAGTTCTCAGATATATTACGTAATACTACTGACTATTATAAAAATTGGGATCCTAACTACGAAAAAGAAGTGACGGGACCTTGGAGACGTCCTGCAAAGTAGTTGTCCGAGAATCGCTTCTGCATAATTTTTGATATTGTTTTTTCGATTTAGACCAGTAGGTGCCTGTCCACCATTCAAAGTTTTTCTGTTTGCTTTTGTATGACGAAGAGTTTTCATATCCGGAACCTAAATAATAATGATGGGCATCTCTATCTTTTGCCCATTTAATTTCCATATCTAAAGTAATCTGTGATATTGGATGTGTATTACAGTGCAGGCAAGATTCATATGCGGCAAAAGTAATTTCATCGAGATCATCTCCCAGTTGGTTAGTGTAACGTCCAAATGCATCTTCCTGATACATATATGATTTAAGTTTTGTGAAGCCAACTATGTTGTCCATTTCTTTAACATAAAAAATTAAGAAACTGTCTCGTTTGTGCATATGTGTAAATGGATCATAGTCCATTTTAAATCCTTTTCGCTTCATGTATTGTTTGTAGATGTTTGGCAATCCTAAAAGTTTAACAAGGTGATTTGCCTCGATATGTTTTAAACGAATTTCCTCGTTGTCAATTTTCCACGTTTTGAATTTTGGTTCCCAATCTTCTAGTGTTATTCTGGTTGAACGAGATTGATAAAATACTTCTTGCTCGTTTAAAGGATAATCCAATGCCAACCAGCCTTGTTCTATTGCTTCTGCTTCTTCTTCTGGTTCTACTATTGCAAGTGGTCTGCATAACACAAGGTCTTGATCCTCTTGTTTGCCCACTGTATGATCAAATACAAGTTTCATATGCATATTTAACATTAAATAATTACCATGAGAGATTTATCAAAGGACAAGTATTTTTGCTATCATCCATTTGAAACACTGACTATAACAGCAGATGGAAACGCACAACCTTGTCCTGTGTGGAATATGTCAGACAAATTTCCAATAGCAGACCTAAATCAAAAAGAAGTTACTATAGACGAAATTTTTAATTCAGCACCCATAATGAAAATGCGAGAACAGATGACCAACAATGAAGTTGTGTCGGCTTGTGGTTCTTGCCACAGAAGAGAACGTGCCAAGATGGACAGCCAGAGGCTTAGATACAACAGATATAGATCAAAGGAAGATATACATCATCTTAAACAGATCGAAATTAATTTCAGTAATCAGTGTAACCTGGCGTGTGCTATGTGCAACCACAACCATAGTTCTGGATGGTATCAACAAGAAAAATCTTTGCCTGAGTCTCTGAGGAAAGATATGGAACTCAATAAAAATTGGCCATCCAAACCCTACAAGTATTTTTCATTATCCAAAAAGTTTGTTAATAGCATAATGGATCGTTTGGACACACTAGAGGTACTAATGATCAAGGGAGGAGAACCATTGTACGATAAAAATTGTTTGAACTTACTGGATCGTATTAGTGAAATTAAACCCAATCTTAAAATAGTGTTGGTCAGCAACATTACACACATACCTCAAAAAACTTTGGATACATTATCCAAACTCACCAACGTGCAGTTGAACGTAAGCATCGATGGCACAGGAAAAATATACGAATGGATAAGGGGATATTCATTTGACAAGGTAGTAAGTAATTATAAAAAAATTATTAATTTGAACTTATATGCTATATGCGTAAACATTACTGTAAGTATCTACAACGTGTTCAATGTTGTTGACACAATAAGATATTTTAAAGACCTATCGTCTAGCAAATTTTCTTGCAGTTTTAATTTTGTTTGGGAACCTTATATGTCTGCATTGACTTTGTTGCCAGATACTCATAAAGATAAAATAATTAATGAGATGGTTCCAGAATTGAAAGCACTTGGTTGTGTTCCAGACGACCAAATTGATTCATACGAAAATTATGTTTCCAAAAAATATGACACTCTTCAAGGTGCTTTGATAACAACAATGGATAAAACTCAAAAAGTTTTTCGAGATTATACCAATTGGCTAAACACAATTAGAGGCATACAAATACAAGACGAAGCAAATTATTTGAAAGAATTAATGTAATGGATATTGAAAAATTAGAATCGTTGATAGACAGGACAGCAAAAAGGAAACGTCCTATTTACGATCAAGAGATGCGTACATACCTAAAAACTATTGATTACACTTGGGATTATCCAATTGATCATTATATAAAAAATTTTACGGATTGGTTGCAGGCTCACAAAACAAATAAATTGCTAAACCTAGATGCTTTTCCTGACAGGCGAATAATACTTGGCGTTACTCAGGCCATAAACGACCTATACATGATGTATCCTAACAGGGTAGTTATACTGGAAGGAGAATTTTTTTATCATAATCAACTTTTTCCAAATATAAAGATAAAGACGTTGGATACTTTAAAGAACGGAGACATTCTGTTGATATCAATGCCATTCTGTGGAGAGAATTACGGAGTTCATCCAAAGATGCCTGAAATATTAGAAAAATGTTTATATGAAAATATTCCTGTACACGTAGACGCGGCATGGTATCCGTGCAGTCGCGGAATAACTTTTGATTTAGATCATCCTGCAATACAATCAGTAAGTTGCAGTTTGACAAAAGCATATGGAATCAGCGAACACAGATCCGGTGTGAGATATTCTAGAGCACCCATGCCAGGATATGTTACTTGGATGACCGATAACGATTCTATACCTTGCAAACAAAATTTTTGGACGGGTATTAAGTTTATGGATAAATTTGGTCCAGATTATTTGTGGACAAAATACGGTGACCATTATGATTATATTTTAGAACACTGTAAAAATTTAGCACCCAGTCCTGCAATTCACGTTGCATTTTCTACCGACGACAATGGAAACATTGTAAAAGCGGTGCCAATGAAGGAAGCATTGTTGTACTTAAATACGTATAACAATGGAACAGCAACCTAAAATAAATCGCATACAATGGCTGTTTGGAAATATGTGCAACTACGATTGTTCGTATTGTCCAACAATTTTACATTCTAATGATTCTAAATTCGATGATCCTGATATCATCGCAAACGCAGTTCAATACACAGTTTCTTCTTTGAGAATGTTAGATAGAAAACCGTCCTTTGAATTTGTAGGAGGTGAGCCAACGTTGAATCCAGGACTGTTGGCTATTTGTCAACGTATGGGTAATCAAAAATTAAGCAACAAGTTAACCACAAACGGAAGTGCCAGCATAGAATGGTGGGAAGAATATTACGTTTATTTTTCACAAGTTGAAATAAGTTATCACACAGAATTTGCAAATCTAGAACATATCGAAAAAGTAATTGATTTTTTGATTGAAAAAAAACTTGCAGTTAAAGTAATGGTTCATTGTACACATCTCGATGACCAATGGAACAAAGCAATACACGTTTATCAAATACTTAAAAACAAAGGATACAAAACAGAATTAAAACTTTTGTTTTCTAACTTTACCAAAGGTTTTCAATTTTATCCTTACAAAACATATCAGTTAAAATATTATTTTGAAGAGAAAGGACAAGACTGGGATCCAGAACAAACAATGTATACTGGAAATTTAAAATATGATGGACACACTCACGCAAGGCATGACATGAATAGAGAATTTGTAGATAAAAAAGATGGAAGAATAAAAAACAACTGGAATTATAAAGGTTGGAGATGCAACGCCGGTGTTGATCAATTTATTGTTGATAAAAGAGGAAACGTAAGACGTGGCTGGTGTGGACAAGGAGAAAGATTAGGAAACGTTCTTCTAAGAGATGTGCAATGGCTTCAAAAGGCTATCAAGTGTGATTTGGACGTGTGCCGGAATGGCTTCGACCAATTAGCGACCAAGTTTAAATAGTCGTATGCACAAAGAAAAAGTAATATCAACAAAACATTATTCAGACAAATTATTTTCATTTAAAACAACACGTAACGCAGGTTTAAGATTTGAGGCTGGACAGTTTACAATGATAGGATTGGATAACAAAACTATGAGAGCCTATTCTATAGTAAGTGGTCCAGGAGAAGACTATTTAGAATTTTTATCTATTGTTGTTCCAGATGGTCCATTAACATCTCAACTAAAAGATATAAAACAAGGTGACGAAGTTTTAATAGGACCTAAACCGGTTGGAACTTTACTTTGTGATTCTTTAAAGAAAGATACAACACTTTGGTTAATTGGTACAGGAACCGGAATAGCACCTTTTGTTAGTATTTGCAGAGATGCAGACACATATCTAAAATTTAAAAAAGTTATAGTGTGTCATACAGTTCGTACAGTAAAAGAACTTGCATACTATGATTATTTTTTTAATTTAGCCGTGCAAGAATTTATTCAGTATTATCCAACAGTAACTAGAGAAGAGTGGGTAAACAAAGGAAGGATCACTGATCATATTAAAACAGGAGAGGTATTTTCTAAACTAGAAGTACCACCAATGACTCCAGAGAATGATTCTGTGATGTTATGCGGATCGCCTGACTTTAATTCAGAGATGATAGAAATGTTAAAAGAGAACGGTTGGCAAGGTGGTAGTTTAAGTCAGCAAGGAAACTTTGTTTACGAGAAAGCATTTGTTGATAAGTAATGCCAATGTTAGGACAAAGATATGGGAATACACTACACATACAAAGCTCAAAGAGGAGAACGATCTCTCAAGAAACAACAAAGACAAGAAGAGAGACAGAGACGTTCTAACGCCCGTAAGTTCAAAAAACAATCAGAACAAGATAAAAATAACACTCTTACTTTTCCCGAAACTGAAGTAATCACACTAGATCATCTTACCAATCCCGATCGTAAATAGTACAATATGAAATGGGCTTTGGTTGTTTATTTTTTTGTATGTTGCGGACCTGATGGTGGTTGGAAAACTGCCGAGGAACTGGGCCGACACGGTTGGTATCGTATTGTACATCCTAACGTTGAATCTTGCATACAGGCACAATGGGATTTTATGGAAAGTGTAAACAAAGACTTTATTAGAGCCAGTTGCGAAGAAATTTTAGAGGACTAAAAACCAAATAAATATCATATATGAAAATCACACATCATTTAAGTAATGGTTGTAGTTTCAGCACCAAGAAAGTATTTTTGAGTTGCCATCAAAAACTGGGTGAACTTTTACAACTAAATCCAACAGTCAATCTAGCCAAAGGTGGTAGAGGTAACGACAGATGTGTTGCAACCACAATGCATTGGTTCTTAAAAAATCCTGAACGTATGAAAGACACCTTTGTTAGTATAGGTTGGTCTTCTTCGCACAGGTGGGATTTTGTATCAGGCCCAACAAAAGAAGGTATGAAAGGGATCAAAGGCGAAATAGCAAAATTTTCATTTCAATGGGGGACATGGAGACTGTGGGAAGAAGAATGGATCGCACGTGATAAAGATGTGGATATAGATATGTCATCTGCGATAAGAATGTATACAAATATTCTCACTTTACAAAATTTTTTTAAATTACATAATATTCCTTACGTGATGTATTGGGCATTAACAAACGATTTACCAGAAGACGGAGATCTAAAACTATTAAAAGATGCTGTCGATAAAAAACATTTTTTTAATTTTGAAACTTCGGAACACGTTAAAGAAAATATTAAAATATATAATTCGATGAATTCTCAATATCATCGGTCTCATAAAACAGTGGAAGTTCCAAACAAGGACTATGTGCAATCACATTTTGAATATGTGGCACAACAAGGTTTGAGAAAATCATACAACGATGCCCATCCTAACAAACTAGGACATCACAAATGGGCGTACTTGTTAAAAAATTTTGTAGATGATAATAATATTATTTCTGATTAGAATCTAGATCGTTCCACTCTTCATCGTTATCCTGAGTAGAATTTTTCTTATCGCAGATAGGATCCGATGAACCAAACATACAACCTAGTATATTTGCTATAGAATCTAGTTTACCAATTGTATCAATTGTAGTATGTTTTTTTGGGTCTGCATTTACTTTTGGTTTTGCACAACCAAGCATTCCTAGGCAAACTATCATTATTATTATGATCCAAATAAATTTTTTTGAGTTAAAAAATTCCATATTATCCTAATTCCACACAACAACTATATCTTACTTGAAAAAAGTAATGATAGATTATTAATCCAATAATAATTCCTTCTAACCAAGCAATTATAGAACACAGCACCGGATACTTCCTTATAATAGAAATTTTCCAATTCATGATCGTTTTTAGTATAGATAATAATCTTTTCATCACACTTATTTAAATTTTTAGTCGTTGGATAATACTATACTATATGCTTTTAGTTAATGCAACCTTTGGTACTATATCTTGCTGTTCTTGTGGATCACAGACATATGACCGGCAACTTTGTCCTTGTTTGGACCTTGCTTGATTCTATATCCTGATGTACCATTTCCATTTACGGCAACTACTGGTCTCGAACTTGCTAAAGAGTGATTAGCTCTTTCTTTCAGTCTTTGCTCACGGAATTTTTTGTGTAAATGATCGAATCGTCCCATGACACCCTCCTTTTTAAGTTAGGTGCGTTCCTTCGGCATAATGCCTACTTCCGTCCTAATTAGGATGAACGTTAAAAAATTATTTATACGATAATAGCATAGCAGACCTGCAAATACAACATATATGACTGGTAACTTAACTGGATGTATAACTACTCCAGGATACACTTTACCATGCGTATACGTGCTTCTATGTGCGTTTAAAAGGTAGACTTAAGGTGGTTTATAGTGTACTATATTAAGTGTAGTGCCGCTTTAGCTCAGTTGGTAGAGCAACTGATTTGTAATCAGTAGGTCCGCGGTTCGAATCCGTGAAGCGGCACCATCATTACATAGTAACGCACCTAATTTGGTATTTTTGGCGATATTGGTAATTTTGGAGTATTTTGGTTTGGAAGGATGGCAGAGTGGTTGAATGCACCGGTCTTGAAAACCGGCAAAGGGGCAACTCTTTCCTGAGTTCGAATCTCAGTCCTTCCGCCACTCACGGAGCATTAGTGTAGCGGTTAACACGTCGCCCTGTCACGGCGAAGACCACGGGTTCGATTCCCGTATGCTCCGCCACGTGGTCCCTTCGTCTATCGGTTAGGACAGCGGTTTTTCATACCGCAAAGAGGAGTTCGATTCTCCTAGGGACTACCAGATTATAATTACGTGTAGGGGGATTAGCTCATCTGGGAGAGCGCCTGATTTGCATTCAGGAGGTGGCTGGTTCGAGTCCAGTATCCTCCACCAAAAAATTTAAATAGTAATAATGAAACTACCCCCTTATAGATCTGCCAAGCACTACAAACTTATGAAAGATAATAAGAGCAGTAGCTCTGTGATCGATAATTTTTTAAGCACAGAAGAGATACAATATTTTTACAAATGGTGGCAGGATCATAGGCATAGAGAAAAGGCCAAGGGTGATATTAGTCAAATGAAAAGCGGACAAGTTCCAAAAGGAACATCTCTTGGTAATTTGAGATATTCATATGCTTACGAAGAACTTAAAGAGATATTACAACCTAAAATTCAAAAAGCACTCGGAACAGATAACTTTCGTGCGTTACCTGGAAAGTTTTATTATATTCCTGAAGATTATGTCTGGGACACAGTGCATACTGATGTTTCGTTGTACGAAAGTCAAAGAGCAAAAGATCTCAAAGAAGTTTGGGAAGGCCTAGGATGTCCGGAAGAGGTAGAACGTGCATCAAGAGAAGGATCTCCTACTGGTAATGGAAAAGAATTTAGAGATTGGGCAACTAAAAATCCGCAGTATGTCATTCCATCTTGGAAAACAATTATTGTTCCTTTATGGTGTCCTGGAGAAGCGACCACAGTTACGTTTGATCAATACGATTACAGTGGAGAAAAGTTAACCGGTTGGTATAATTGGAACAGTGATAATATCGAATATATGACAGACAAGATGTCAATTACACAAGAACAGTTTGATAGTTGTTTAAGACACATTAGATATGACAAGAAGGAACTACACGGGTTGAGTATTGAAAATGTTTTCGATTGGAAAGTTGGTTCTGCATTTATGTTCGATTCTGCACAACTACATATGAGCGGTTATTGTAGTGCAGGCAAAATAGGATTCACAATTTGGGTCGCCCATAATGAGTAAGTATTGCTATGAAAAAATTCTTTTCAATGAAACTAAAACAAGGTTGGAATGAAAATGTTCCACTCGAACTTGCTAAAAATTTAATTGTAACAGAATCACCTTTTGTAGAATACCTACACAAAAAGAAAGTATTAAAAATACGTCATATAAAATCTCGTAACTGCATAGATCTGTATGCCGACGAGAAACATCTAATGATTGCTAAACTAAAATTTGGCAAAGTCTTTACAGGTAAAATGGGTTTTATAGAAATGTTTATAATGCACCAACTAAAAAGGAAATGGTTATAATTTCTTTCTGTAATAGTGTACTGTTCTTTGATCCCTGCTTCTTCCTGCTTTGAGTTCGAACTCGTTGCCAAATACTTTCCGAAATGAAGCAATCATTCTTTGTGCGTGTTGTTTGTGTCTGTCTCTGTTTAATTTTTGACTTTCGTATATCAAAATTCCGTTATTGGCTGTAACATCAAAATACATTTTTGCGATAGTGTCTGTGTCTACAAGATCAATATCTTCAATCTGTATTGTACAAGCAAAACTATAAACAACATCAAACTTCAGAGCATATGTTTCCCAAAAATTTTTAAATCCTGTTTTGTACCAAGTAACGTTATCCGGTTGTGCCACTGGTTCTGCATACGGCTCTACACCAGTGACGTGTTTGAATAGGTGTGCCAGTTGTGCTGTAAATTTTCCATTGTTGGCTCCTGTGTCTAACAAAGTTAGATCTTTTCCGCTATATTTTTCTAAATCAAATAACCTAATTCTTTCCTCAACATTGTTTCCAATTTTACTATGTTGATATTGATCCCAGGCGTTTAGATTTTCTGCTTCACTCAATTTCATAGTCTTGTTGGGGTTCCTCTATTATTGTTTCTCTTATGGTGTGTTTCAGTGTTCTCCTAAATTCATTATTGTCGTGTAAAGCAAAACTATCTCTAAAGGTGTCGTTAAAGATTGCTTCTTGTTCGCAACCTAATGGCCAGGCTCTTTCGAAATCTATCAAACTTAACTCGTACTCCTTTACCATCATCATACTTTTGCAGTATCCTGTTTTTCTCACAGACTTTCCTTTTACATCTATCACCTTGCTCCATTGTATATGAAAATCATACGCAACTTGAATATTATGTTTTTCTAAACTATCAATTAAAGCATCTGCCTGTTCAACATACTTTTCTCTGTCAGGTAATGCAAAATGTACAAAAGGCAAACCTGCCCAAGTCATTTTGATCCATTTCTCTTTTTCGTTGTAGTCTAGTATTTTTGGAAATCCTTTTTCGTTTTGTAATCTTTCTAAACAGATTATTTCTCGTTGCACACAAAGATCTAATGTTTGTCTTAAAGGTTCAACTTCCCAACCGTACTTTGGCTTTCTTGGTTTGAATTGTTTGATAACGTAATTTTCTTTTGGGTAACATTTGACTGAACAAGTCTCACCGCCACTTGTATACATCTTAAACCTCTAGACGTTGATCCGTGAAGTCTAATCCTTCAAGTTCTTTTGGTTTTCCTTTTGGATATGATGGCTCGATTGTGAACTCTTCACCGGTAGCATCATTCTTGCATCCTGCCAACAGCCAATCCCATTTGAAGTTTCCGTCTTCTACGAATTCCCACAATACATCATATGTTCCGTTGTTTCTTGATTGCAACAATAATTCTTTTTTGCAATCTTCCATTGTGTCGAAAGTTCTTTCCATTTGAAATGTTTGTTGGGTAGCAATAGGATCTTGTGTGATAAGATAAGCCAGAATTAAAATTTTATACATTACAATAATACCAATCTTATAAGAAAAAATGCAGTACCACCTATTATCATTGAAACTGCTAAAACTCCTGCTGTGGTATATATTAAATTCATCGTCTTTCTTTATGCCACTCTAACAAATGTTGGCTCGGAGTTTTACCTGTGGAACTATGTACAGCAAGATCCAGTCCACTGGACAATGCACTTTTTTGATAGTTTCCTGTTGCCGCACCTGTTACTGTGCTTGTCGACAGACTGCCGATCAATGGCAGTGAACAGCCATTTAATAAAATTGTTATTGTTACTATTCCGAAAATATTCTTCATAGTGTTAATTTTATTTTTCAATAAGTTTGCAAGTTTCTTTGTCTGCATTTAGACCAGTATCTTTACCGTAAATCCAAACGTGTGACCAAACAACTTGATCACCTTGAACTGCACACTTTTTGCCAAAAGAAAGTTTTGGACTTTTTGGTACAGAACAACCAAATAATAATAATGCTGTTAATATAATTCCTATGTTCTTCATATGACGTATTTACCTTTATATGCGTACTTAATATATAATAGTGTATAATTTTCGATACGTCAACCTAGGTAAATATAGGTATGATAAAATATATTTGTGATGACTGCGGTTGTGAACAGCACTGTAAACGTTCTTGTACAGAATGTCGAGACTGTCCTGATTGTGGTTGTACAAAATGTAGGAAATAAGGAGATTTAAAATGAAAGATTTTCTAAAAAACAAAAAAGTATGGGTTGGTGCCGCAGTAGTGGTAATCATATTCGCTTGGGTGCTTTGGTCAGGACAACCGGCTCCAGTGGAAGCTCAGTAATAAGGAGAGGTAATATGTTTTTAACAATAGCCTTTATCATTGGTTTTGTTGCAGGTTGGTATGTGAATGAAAAATTCGAAGACCTAGGTGCAATGAGTAAGAAACTAATGTGGTGGAAGAAGTAATGTTTAAACTACCAAAAATAAAATTACCCAAAGTTAAAATGCCTGATGTTGTTGGTAAAGCAAAGGACCTTACTAAAAAAGTAGGTGACGGTGTTAAGTCAACAACAAAAGGTGCGACTAAAGGTATTAAAAGTTTAAATCCATTTAAAAAGTAACATTTTAAGTAGGGGGTTCTACTATGTGGAACTGGATTAAAAAGGTTTGTCTCCTAGGGTACGAGGATATCCTTGATGATCAGCCCGTTAAAAAGAGCCGAAAAGTGTATCGTATTAAAGGAAAGAAGTACGTGCTTAAAAAACGTGTGACTACACGAAAAAGCAAATAGCATATCTAATAAATACTATTATAATGAAAATCAGCGATTCAACAGCAATATCAATGCCAATGCGGAATCTGTTGTCCATCGTGGCCGCAGTAGCAGTTGGAGTGTGGGCATATTTTGGTGTAATAGAAAGACTCAACAAGTTAGAAACAAATACAGTCTTAATTGAGAAAGACATGAGTGCCGAGGACGAAAGACTACACAACGAAGTCAAACAGAATACAGAATTTAGGATCAAATATCCAAGAGGTGAGTTAGGTCAAAGTTCACAGGACATAGAACAATTCATGTTGATTGAAGACCTTTACAAAACTGTGGATAGAATGCAGAAGCATCTAGATGACATGGCTAACAATAAAGTAAACATTGAGTTCCTAAAGGAACAGATGGAAAAAGCTCAAACACATATTGAGAAGTTGAAAGACGCTGACAGAGAAATAGTTTACAAAAACGGAAACGGAACACACTAAATGATTGAAACAGTTGTTGCCTTGTTAATGTTCGTTAATGGTGAAATCAAAGAACATAGAATTCAAGAGAACATGGCCAAATGCCTTAGAGGTAAAAGACAAGCCGAGAGACAGTATAGCGAAAGTGTAAAATATCAATGTTGGAAAGGCAAAGGCAAAACAGAAATTTACATGGGGCAAAAATCAATTAAAGCAATAATATTAGATTAATGAGTCAATGGTTAACATGGTTAATTATAATTGGCGTTGCTATATATTTGGGTATCTATGTTTGGTAGTTTTGTCTGGTTGTGCTACAACCAATCAAACGTTTGTAATGCCTACAGCAATAACTTATCCTGAAGAACGTAAAGTATTAATGGCGGTGCCAGTACTTCCTGTCGAGATCAATATTATCGAATAATCTTTTTTGTGATTGATTGTAAGAACAATTATTGAACCAGTCTTGGCTATCGATATCCATACTGCATAATTCACATTTATCAATTACCCAGGTTGGGTCAAACCATAAAGGTGTGCCAGGTCCTGGAGTGAGACAATGAGTATGCCTCCAGACCATTTTACGAGTCATGATATAAATTAGTTTTCGTTTTTCAAGAGTGTACACACAATTATTTAGAATTCTTACATTCAAAATAATATGCGTAGATATTAATCTAGATCTGTTCTAACGATGTGTTTTCTCAATGCTCTAACAAGTTCTTCAATTTTATCTATACAAGCAATCATATCTTTATCTGTGATATATTTTGCTCTGTCTTTTAACTTGTCGTATTCTTTCAAAGAGATTTGTACCATTGGTGAAAGATCACGTGACCCTTCGTTTTCGTAGGTCATATCGTTGCCGTGTTCTTTATGATCGTCGTATGTTCTTTTTGATTCTGACATATTATAATAATAATGCTAATTGTTGAACTAGTCAACTATTATTTAGAGTGTGGTGGTAATTTTTTTTCTACCCACCATATATGCTTTCTAGTGATTGGGTCGTATTTTCTAACCCTGAGTTTTTGGTTTTTCTTTTCACCTTTAGTGGGTTTCATAGCATAGTAATAAAAGCCATGGTCCTTCATTTTTGAATCTTCAGGAACCAATCTTACTTTTGCGTATGGTTTTTTCGTTTTTGGTTTGTCTTTTGCCATCTTCTATATCCAGTTATCCAATCTTCTTTATAGATTTTATTTACAAAATTTTCTAAATGTTTAGCAGGATCTATTGTATTATTTTTTAAAATTCGCCATACTTTAGTGTTAGCAGGCTTTTTAAACATCTTACTTGTTATCTTCTGCTCTCGAAGATACAATTTTATCTGCTAGTCCGTAAGCCACTGCTTCTTCCGAAGTCATAAACTTATCTCTTTCCATATCGTCTTTTAATTTATCGTATGGTTGTCCTGTTGTCTTCTCGTAAATTTTTGTAAGCTCTTTCTTCCATCTTAACAGTTCGTTCGCTTGTATCTCAACATCGGTTGCTTGTCCTCGAGCACCACCTAAAGGTTGGTGTATCATATGTCTTGAATGAGGTAGCATCAATCTTTTTCCTTTTGTACCTGCTGATGCAAGTAGTGATCCCATTGAGCAGGCTTGTCCTGTTACAATAGTCTGTATAGGACAGTTAACATATTGCATAGTATCATAAATTGCCATACCTGCTGTAACTAATCCACCCGGAGAGTTTATGTATATCGTAATATCTTTCGATGGAGATTGTGATTCTAAAAATAATAACTGGGCACAAAGAACTGATGCAGTGTGTTCACCGATTGGTCCTTCAAGCATTATAATTCTGTCTTTCAGCAAACGAGAAAATATATCGTAACTTCTCTCTCCTTTACTAGTCTGTTCTATAACTATTGGTACAAGTGAGCTCATAAATTAATATTACTTTAAAATGTTATCAATGTCAACCACTACCAAGATGTCCATTTGACGTTAAAGTCTTTACCACGTAAACCTTTTTCATGATATATGTAACAACGTGAATGACGATCCATGTCTGTTTTATCTTTAACATCAAAGTGTCTAATCCAACTTTGATCTAGTTTCGTCCAGGCTTCTTGATTAAAAACTTTTAACAATGCCTTTTGATCCAATCCAATTTGGAAATGATCGTTGTTTGCTGTGTGTACAATGTCTTCAGCGACATTTCTAATTTTAGATAAATCGTTTGGATGTAAATGGCAGAACGTTGCCATTATTCTGCCTCTGTGTTTTGAGAATGCTGTTTGTCTGAATAAATTTTTTCTGGATCTCCTGTTCGGTACTAGTTGTGCATATGCATCAACATCTGCAACAATTATCGATTGATCGGATCTCATATTGTATCCTAACAAAACAAAACGTTGGCATTGTGTATAACTTTCGTATATCCATTTTTTTATAACACTATCTTCATTGGTTCTTTCCGTTGCTATTCGAAATTTGTCTACTGCCACTTTCCAATTGTAATCGTTTGTGTTGCAGTGTGTATGAGATATTTGTTTGCTCTCCAACCATTTAAGAGATTGTTCGCTGGGATCAATTATGTGAATGTGTACCGGCAACTGCCATAGTTCAGTAAATGTGTCGTAAAATCTTTTGAAATAAACTTTAAAGTATTTTTCGTCACAAGAACAAAGTATGAACCTTTTTTCGCTTGGCCAATTACCTTTTACATTATTAAACATATTTTTTATATCCCCGGTATTGCTGAAGACAACACCGGGTGGTTCTTCAGACCGTTTTGTGCATCCACCTGCTCTTGCATACAGGAAACTCCAGTTGATTTGACTCTCGCCTGACTCAATGGGTGTCTATACTTTCACCATGGATACATTGATATTATATAATGATTTGATGTTTAGGTCAAATAGTTTTAGGATATGAGGAACGCACAAGGTTAGAATCCTTGCGTATTAGTTTTAATACTATTTTGTATTAACTACCAAAACTAACACTGTTAACTTCAGTTGCTGATCCTGTTGCTATTGTGATTAGATTTGCTTCACAATGAGCGATTCTTTTTGCTTTGATGTCGGCTAGTGCCGCATCGCTTTCGTAAGCATCTTTAACTGATTGGTTAACCCAACGTGCTGTTACTCTGATTTGATTCTCACTTAGGTATTCTACTTTTCTTTTCATTTGTCCGTTGTCAAGATAAGTGTTTGCCATGTGAGTTGCAACTGATTCAGCCGCAGTTTTACCTGCTTGAGTATCAGAGAACCAACCTTTGGAGTTGTTTGGTCTTGTAAATGTTTTTGCTACTTCTATTGCCATAGTTTTTAGTTCCTTTTAATGCTTGTATTTATTAAAACACAGTTGTATTTATATGTTGTGCTATGTGTTCGTATGATAAGTGTTATTTGTCTTTTTTGACTTCTTCAAAGTCTGCGTCTACAACATTATCGTCCTTGGGTTTTTCTTCTGCAGGCTTCTGCTCTTGCTGTTCTTTGTATACTGCTTCTCCCAATTTCATAGCCGATTCTGTTAGATCTTTGATCTTATTCCTGATTGCATCTGTATCAGTTGTTTTTAATGCTTCTTTGAGGGCATTGACATCTGTTTCAACTTTGGCTTTGTCTTCTGCCGACAGTTTATCACCGTGTTCTTTCAACTGCTTGTCCAATTGGTGTGCTAGGGTATCTCCCTGATTCTTTACATCAACTGCTTCTCTCTTTTGTTTGTCCGCTTCTTTGTTTGCTTCTGCTTCTTTTACCATCTTATCTATCTCGTCATCTGATAGTCCGCCTGATGCTTGTATTGTAATTTTTTGTTCTTTGCCTGTGCCTTTGTCTTTTGCACTTACACTGACAATACCATTTGCGTCTATGTCAAATGCAACCTCTATCTGAGGTATTCCACGTGGAGCAGGTGCGATGCCTTCTAGATTGAAGTTACCTAATGCCTTGTTGTCTGCCGCCATCTCTCTTTCACCCTGTACAACTCTGATTGTAACTGCCGCTTGATTGTCTTCTGCTGTTGAGAATACTTGGCTTTTCTTTGTGGGAATGGTTGTGTTCTTTTCAATAAGTTTAGTTGCGACACCGCCTAGTGTTTCAATACCCAATGATAAAGGAGTTACATCTAAAAGTAATACATCTTTAACGTCACCTTGTAGTACTCCGGCCTGTATTGCGGCTCCGATCGCTACAACTTCGTCTGGGTTAACTCCTGTGTGAGGTTCTTTGCCAAAGAACTCTTTGACTGTTTCCGTAACTTTTGGCATACGAGTCATACCACCAACAAGCACTATCTCTGTTATGTCGCTGGCCTGTAGTTCGGCATCCTTCAATGCTTGTTTGCAAGGTGCTAGTGTTTTCATTACTAGGTCTTCGACTAGTGCTTCTAGTTTTGCTCTAGTCATCTTGATATTCAAATGCTTTGGTCCTGTTTTGTCAGCAGTGATGAAAGGTAGATTGATCTCTGTCTGTGCCGCAGATGATAGTTCTATCTTGGCCTTCTCCGCCGCTTCCTTGACCCTCTGCAGAGCAAGGTTGTCCGATTTTAGATCGACTCCGTTGTCTTTCTTGAATTCTGTTAATAGGTAATCAACAATAACATTGTCAAAGTCTTCACCACCCAATGATGTGTCACCGTTTGTGGACTTAACTTCAAATACTCCGTCACCTATTTCTAATATGGATATATCAAACGTACCACCACCTAGGTCGTACACTGCAACTGTGCCTGACTTCTTCTTGTCAAGGCCATATGCGAGAGCGGCCGCTGTTGGTTCGTTCACTATACGTTCAACTTCAAGTCCTGCGATCTTACCTGCGTCCTTGGTTGCTTGTCTCTGTGAGTCATTGAAATACGCAGGCACAGTGATGACCGCTTTGGTCACTGCTTGTCCTAGATACTTCTCTGCTGTCTCTTTCATCTTCTGTAAAACGAATGCAGATATCTGCGATGGCGAATACTTCTCGCCTTTTGCTTCTACCCAAGCGTCTCCGTTGTCTGCTTTAACTATCTTGAAAGGGGAAGTCAAGATGTCTTTCTGCACAGAGTCGCCGTCAAATTTTCTACCTATCAATCTCTTGGCCGCAAATATTGTGTTTGTGGGATTGGTCACTGCGTTCCTTTTGGCAGGCATCCCCACCAGATGCTCGTCTCCAAAACCCACTACTGATGGTGTGGTTCTGTTTCCTTCTGCGTTCTCAATAACCTTCGCTCCGCTACCTTCCATGACGGAAACGCAAGAGTTGGTTGTTCCTAAATCTATTCCTATAATCTTTGTCATAACTTCTATATAAACATTATTTTTTAAAATACAAGAGCATTTGGTAAACTTTTTTCACAATCCATCTTGTGCCCAGTATCAACATAGCCAACGGCAGTATTATGAAGAAACACAACACACAGGCTATTATGCTGACGATCACCCTGATAACATTCAACACCCATCCACTGAACTGATATTCCGGATAGAACTGATATGTTTTCTTGCCCATAGTACTGATATTATAGCATATGCACAATAGTTGTCAATGATGTTTGGTAATTTAATTTGGGAGTGTGTCACACAGGGCAGGCGGGAACCAACCCTGTGTGTTCAATTAAAATTTAGAATTTTAATTTAAAGCCAATAACAGTTTCAGTGTGATCTAAGTTCACATCAAAATCGTTATTAACATAGACAGAGGCTCTCTCGCCAATGTCCTTGTCAAAGTCAAGTTCAAAACTATTAAATGTTGCATTCATATTGTCGTCAACATCATAATTCAGACCAGATGTAGCGCCGATGCCTGCCCATAGATCCACGTGTGAGTCCAAGTACATGGCATTAGTTTCAGCCTCTACTTTTCTTTCTGCTCCAAATGTGAAGTCGACGTCAGCCGCTTCTGCCGGTGCAGGTTTGAATACAGACCATAATATTACAAGTGCCGCAATTATTGCCACACCCAGGCCCATTTGTTTCTTTGTCATTTTCATCCTTTTATCTCCCTTCTTTCGATTTATTATGATAATGCGATTGCCGGCCGACAATCGCTCCGGATTGTACGACATATTTATCTTAATAGCAACCTTTAATTGTATTG